CATCAACACCACCACGAATTCTCTTAGTTACCTTACCAGTCTTCTTACTAACATACTCATACTCCTCAACAGGTTTAACTTTACCTTTACGGATTGTATTGGTGCGAGCATCTGCATCTGCTAATTGTTTACCATCAATGTTCTTGACTATTTGTTTAGATTGTGATATTAATGTGGACGCGCCTTTCTTAGTCTTACCAGTTAATGGATCAACATGTGTTTGGTATCTCTTTTGTAATGCGGCTATGTCATTATCTATAGCTGACTTCTTCCAGTCCAAGTCATGTTTCTCAGAATCAATAACAACCATTGAATGTTTAACAGCTCTAGCTAGCTCATCTATATTTGCACGTTTGATAGTCATATCGGTGATAAGGTTAGATACAATACCCATTTGTTTTTGTTTGTATTTTGGAGTGATTGTCTTGTGGTCCACTTTATATTGTATTGGATCAAAGTCTTTTAATGCCTCTAATGATTTAGTAGTCTTTACTTTACGTCCATTGTTTGGTACTAAGTAGACAGTATCTCCATCAAAGTCGGCACCTGATAATTTCCTAGCTACAGTAGGATGAATACCTATAGCATCCTCAACGTTACCTAATTTAGTTTTACCAGGTCCTTTATTGTTAACTGTAAGTTCTGGTAATTCAAATGTTCCACCATGAGGATAACGGATTAATACTACTGTATCTCCGTTATTATATTTAGGCGCATATACTTCATTAGGATTCATGTCAGGGAAAGGTAAGATTACATGGGATTTAGTTTTAGGGATAGCCTTAACTTTTAAATGTTTTGCTTTTGAATCAAGACCACTTGAATAGGCTTCCATTAGATGTTTCTTAACCACAGGGTTTATTAACGTGTTAAGTAATTCCTGTTCTGCTTTAAGATCATCATAAGTAGCGTCCAGTCTTTCTTGTACTAACTTTAAAGGCTGCTTAGATAGGAATTGTGAAGATAGATAAGTACCCCATTGGTTCCAGTCTCCCTCTTCGTTTACGATGTTTAAAGAGCCTTTTTGTTTCTTAATAGTCGCTCCGAATTGGTTATCTGGATTGTCTTTTAATGGCTTTAATACTTTTTCTTTTGGTGTACCTGATGGTTTATTAGTATTGAATCGGATATCTACACCTGGTGGTAAGTCATCAGCGTACATAGCCATACCTTTTAGGAAATGTGTATTTCCAACACCGATACGAACTTGGGCATATTTCTTATCACCTAAGTCTAAGTCTTTCGCACCTCTTCGAATTTCAATAACACCATCTTTATCTTCTCCACCTTTATCTCCATAGTTAATTGCTACTTTCTCCCAGCCAACAAACTTAATAGGTTTTAAGTTTTGCATGGTTAGACCGCCATCTTCAGTCCATGGTTCAAGGGATCGAATCTTATCTTTGTTTTGCACTACTACTTTAATATCTGGTTCTTTAGTAAGTGTCTTAATTGTTAACGTTTTTGATGTATCTTGAAGTCGTTTAGTATATACATTATGCTTATAATATCCTTCTTCTTTTAACTTAGAAATAGCAGCTTTCATTTTAGCTTCTGAAATACCCATTTGGCGTTCAACACCTGCACCGACATCTAAGTAACCATATTTTTCTACTTCTTGTTTTAAGGTATCAACAATTGTATCTAGTTGCTTCGTCTTTACAGGATTGGGATCTTTCTTTTTATAATTCCTTACAGATGACTCGGAAATGCCTAAGTCTTTTGCTATGGTTGCATCAGTCAAACCTCTTTCAGAACGAGACATTACACCTTCATAAATTATGCGCTTACGCGCTTCATTAGCCCAACTAATTTCGTTTCTTAAATCTGATGTATTCATACCTAATGCTTCTGCACGTTGTTTCTCACCCAGACCTTGTGCTTTTAATTCATCTACTTTTGATAGAATATCTTGTGAGCGTTGAGGGTCTTTTCCACTATTCCAAGGATAGCGTCCAGATCTACGTTTTTTACCATAATGCAATAGTTGATCTTGATCATTAAATATATCTACCACACCATTAGCCTCCTATAATTCATCTTTAACCATTTCTAACACTAAATCAAATTCAACAATAGTTTGCATGATATCAACAATACTATCAGGATTCCCTAATTGTTCTAATATACCGTTGCCTTGGTAAATTCGTTGTTTAATTATGATGTCATGTGGTTTTACACCGTACTCCAAACAAAACATGGCTGCATATATATCTAATTGATTGAAGGAAACTTTAGTTATACCAGTTTTAAGATCGTGTATTCGTAATATATTATCTTTAAATAATATAGCATCTGCTGTACCAAAACAATTATCGCTATAGTATAATACTTGTTCTGATTCCATACCAAATCCAATCGCATCATTTACAAACAAATGTAATGCTTTCTTTAATGGTGCCATTTTTAATCTTTTCTTTATTGCAGTCGAAGCGAAATCATGTAAAATAGTACCTTCTTCTTTGGATTTAGCATTTTTAAATACTTGTCTTAGTTTCTCTGGAGTATAGTTAATCCAGTGGTAGTTACTTCCGCTTAGAAACGCGTGCTTGCCTGATAGGTTGTAATGTTCGTTGAAGTTCATGTAGAACCTCCTCCTTATTTTCTGGATATATAAATGCAGAGAAGGACATATCGTTCATCGTTGCTACATAGTAGTCTTGATTAGGACGATGTCTTGCATTCTCAGACACTTTTACTTCTAATGTTGCCCATTGGTTCTTGTATAGTATTGTTAAATCGGGTATACCTTGAATGTAATTAGGGTCGTTCTTTACAACTATACATCCTGGTAAATATTCTTTTATTTCTTTGATTAAGTCTGCTTGGAATTTTGCTTCTAATGTGTAACTCATTTTAATACCTTCCTCCCAAACGCACCCTCATTGAATTTCTTTTTAGAATGTACAGCTTTGAGTACAGCCTTATCTATCTTAGACTTTGAAGTTAGATAAAAATATTCTAAATCGGTAAATGGGGTATTCATTCGGTCGATTCGACCTTCTGATTGTTCCATGATTCTATATGAGTAATTTACAGAATAGAATAACATTACATTAGTAGATGTACAGTTCCATCCTTCTGCTCCAGCGGTGTATTGTACTAAATATATCCAATCATCAGTGTCAGGAATAGATTGGTGTTGTCTACCATTCCATTGAGCATATGGTTTATTCATCTCTTTACATAAACCTATGAGTATATCTAATTCATAATTATAATTGTAGAATACCACTATGCGACTGTGGATATCCATTAGCCATTTGGCATGCCAAATACGATCATGATGTGTAGCTACTACTTTTCTTAATGTTTGTGTTAGTTCTGAAGCATTAGCAATAGGTAAATCCGTATATGGATTCCAACGTTGTTTCATGACAGCTTCGTATTGATCTTTATTGAAATTAGTATCTACATATTTCCTAATACGTTTTGTATGACGTTTAAAAAACATAGGTACTAATATAGACGATCGTAATCGTATTAACTTGCTTTCATTGTGGTAGGCTTTAATCTTTGGAAACTTCGAGAATCTATCATATTCAACATGTTGATTCGTGAAGTCTGTTTTATTCTTGTAGAAACCATTAGCAATGAATACGGGAATATAATCTGACCATGTGTCACCTGGCGTACCTGACAACAATATCCATTTATTGTTTTTTGCTATTTTTATGAATGTTTTAGACCATGTGCTATAGCCAATAACCCTTTGTTCGTCAAAAATAAAGAAGCCATTTAAAAGATGCATATAGTTCTTGATATTGTTCCATGAATCCACTGTTACGTCTTGAATGCCTAATATGGCTGCTTCATCTTCCCAGTCACCACTATCTCTTTTTTTAGCAGTTGTGATGATGTATAATTTTCGGTCGGCATGATGCTTTAGATAATAAGCTAAACCGGTAAGTGTCTTACCACTACCTACTTCACCAAAAAGTATGGCACCTGATTTTAATTTATCAAGTGCCGCTACCTGGTGTGGATATAAATTAAACTCCATATTTTGCAGTAAACATATCAGTAACCATCGTAACATAAATGGCTTTCAAATATGCTTTAGTTCCTGTTTGACCGTTAACCGACCAGTTATACGGGCGTATTACTAAATCTACATTTTCAATTTCAGTATAATCTAATACTTCCACTTCTGCTTCATGAAGTTGTGTGATGTTGTCGCCTGCAATCAATACTACTTTTGGTGGGAAGTTCTTGAAGCTTACAGCTACTGGTAAGTATGGTTGTCTAGTATCTTCTTCATCCACTTTCATATCTCGAGCTTTTGGATACTTAACATTCCAACCTTGTA